CACTCGGTTATGAGCCGAGAGCTCTGACCAACTGAGCTAAAGGTCCTAATTGTTGGGGATTTAATCCCCATATTTTTATTGTATCATAATGGTATTTTTTTGTCAATAGACGTGATTAATATTCGACATATACAACGCTTGGATAAAGTTCTTCACGGAACTCATCTAAAATCGTACTCAACGCATTGACTTCTTTTCGCAACCAATCCGGTGCTGTTTGTTTCCGTTCGTCTAGATATTCATACAATGCGTGCCAATTAACATTGACATTACCTTTGCATTTGATGAAGTTTTCTAGTGCGTTATAAGCTGTTAACTCGCGGTCCTGGTACAAATATTCCACCAAAAACGCTAGTTCACTTCGCGCCCCATACGAGTGTTGGTTTTTCGGTATGACGGTTGACCAGCGCAAATATTTCTGGTCTTCGAAATATTTTGCACGCTGTTCTCCGCGTAATTTCAAATCATGTTTGGTTGTCATGTGTTGTCACGTTTACTTTATGAATTACATCATTGGTGTAACGGTTACGGTACGGGTATCGAAAATATATTTATTCGTCATCAAGGCTCCTCCGTTTAAGAAAATGGCCATGATATTAAATAATACATTTGCTGATGTAACATTTGCTGTGACATTTTGCGGAGCTGACTCTGAGTGTTCCGCGCAGGAAATCTGGTCTGGGCGACGTTCGTCACCTTCATAGTTTTGGAAAGCTGGTTCAATATCGATTGGGGATTCAAATCCTTCAATGAGTTGTCCATCTTCTTTGATGCATACATATGCTTGACCGTGACGTTCTGCGTTACCGCCGTCAATCCAGACAACGTCCGGAACTTCTTGAACAAAGTCATGCGCAATCTTACGGCTTGCGTTATTATCAAGACATCCAATTAACATCGGAACAGTTCCTTCAGGAAATTCTGTTAGTAATTGGTGGAAAATAGATGTGTCAGTAATGTAACCGTGAACATAACTCATCATGTTATGTTTGGCAACAACCTCAGCTTTTTGTTTTGCCACATCTTTACGTTTAAAATTTTGTCGCAGAATATTTTTACTTTCAACAATGTCGCCATCCATAACGATGACGTTGTTGTTGAGTGACATTTTATCTAGGAAGGAACATAGCCATGAGCCTGTACCACCAGCTCCTAGAATGAAAATGGCGTAATTTTTAGGTTTTGTTAAATACATTTCTCTTTTTCCTTTCGTGTGGGCTGTTACGGGGACGGTGGTGCGTCATCAGTTGTAAGGAGATATATCGATGTTATAAGTAAGTTTTTGCAAATTGGCATTGCACCACCGTCCCCGTAACAGTCCAAACAGATTGTTTTCATGATAGAATTGGGGATTCGGGGCTTGCCCCGTTTGTAAGCCATTCGCGTATGCGAATGGCGAAAAAAAAAAGACGACCTAGTCGTCTTAAGCGTTACGAAATTGTGCCATAAATGTGTCGACATTTTTGATATCACCTGACCATTCATAAAGGTTATTGTCTAGTTCTGCAATAACGATGTAACCAATAATGGTATCTTCGTCGTACCAGGAATATACCGTACAGTTATGGCTAATTTGTACAATGTTTAGTTCCGGTAATTCCGCCTTTTGGCGTAAGGTATCCCAATCAGATTTGTCATGTGATTTTAACCATTTGATTAAATCTGATAGTTTGTTTAAGTCATCGTTTGTTAGTAATGTCATATCGTATCCTTTCTACAAGTTTAGTTGTGGTTTGGTTTCGATACATTTTAATATGTCATCAAAATGTTGTTCCGTGATGTATTCTTCTACCAAATCTTTTGCGATAATATCATCACGTATTTCGCGTGCTATTTTCTTGCATAAAATGGCATTATTCATGAAATCTTCACCATTTCGTTTTGCAAAAATAAGTGATTTGAGAGTGGAGTCCATTTCCATTGGGCCAATTTCACGATTAGTAAGATGCGCGTGCGCTTGTATACCTTTTTCATAGTCTTCTAGCTTCTTATCCCATGCGACCTTGAAATCAGCCACGGGGTGGAACGGAGTTGTGCGTTGATTGTCATAGGCGACATAATCATCTATCGTATCATCTTTAATAAGTGTGATGAGTGTGTCTAATTTAGCTTCTGTGTATGGTTCTCCAAAGAAAAGTCGACCTTGTTCTTGATGTTGCTCAAACCAATAGTCCGTCTTAAATTTAATCAATTTGCCTTCTTGATTTTCAACTACGAAACCTTCTGTGGTTTCGTTGGTTCTTTGATAGTCAATGAGCTCATCTAAGGTCATCTCTTGTGGTTTAACCGCCTGAATTCCAAATTGTTCTAGGTCTAATCTTAGTATTCGTGTTTCTTCTATGTCGTTATGACGTGCACCGATAAGAGTATATTTTTCTTTTTGGTATGGGATAACGATTTGATTTCTAGGAGATGTATATTCGAAAAACAAACTAAGGTTGTTTTCTTTCATATAAGTTTTAAGAGCATCAGCTGTTGATAACGACTCAAAGTAATCCTGAGCATTTTTAGAAAAATCTGTTTTGGTACTTGATGATGTGGCGGATACAAATCTGTCTTCATCTAAACCTAACGCAATGAACGTACCATCTAATTTCTCCCATACCTTATAGATATCCTTTGGTGCTACACGTGAATATTTATCTTTAAAGTCGTCATCATATTGCTCATATTCTTCCAATTGTTTATAATTGAAAAATTTCTCAAAACCAATTGTGACAATTTCACTATCTTGATTTAAGGTTAATCCTCGGGCGTTTCTGACCGTTGTGTCCCTAAAATCAACTCCCGAATGAGCATATTTAAAGGTGAAAAGTGGATTGTCTATATCCTCAGCGTTCAAAGATACGCGGATATTGTCATTTGCTAACAACTTGACCAATAGACTTGCGTCTTCTGTTGGTTCGTTCTTATAACGCACTACCTCTAAATCTAAAGCACGTAATTTTTCATATGCTTCTCGTGTTCTATCATCGCTGATTTTAGATTCACTATCAATAACTCTGAACGTTTCAAGAAGTTCTACCGCACGTGGTGAAACATTTTCACGCTTAACAGCTTTGTTGTCTGCTACATTTTCACTGTTATGAGCATTCATGTGATGCAATATAGCATCAGATATATCCGTGTCTGCACTTTCACCTTTCGCAATGTGATAATACATAGCGGATACATTTGCATGTCCATTATAAGTGTCATGCCCACCGTAATAGTATGCAGCAAATTGACGAGCTAATGGTCCTAATTCTTTTGGTGTGCGAGTAACAGCTTTACCTAAGTCATGATATTTTGCTAGTTCTATTAATTCTTGATTCTCTTTTTCTTGGCTTTTAGCAACGGTCATTTGCATGTGTTCACGCAAGGTTTCATTATGATAAGGTGAATGATGAGGTTCATCTACACCTTTATTCATTTCTTTTGTATATGCACTAATATTTGGTGCAATAATTTGATAGCTATCACAATCTAATCCTACTTTTGGTGGTTGCATAGCGGCATACATTTGTCGTACGTTTTGTTCGGGGACATAGTCCTCTTTAGGCCGGTTAGAGTTTTGCTCAATGATTTGTTCTAATGGTTTATGCAGTTGTACAATTTCCACATCATAACCCGTTTTATCTGGTCTTGTCTGGTTTAATACTGTCATACGCCTAGTTCGAGTCAACATCGTTGAGTCTACTACAATAGTTTCTTCTTTTTGAGCCATTGCGTTTTTGATTTGTTCATACATTTCGGTGAAAACCCAATTTTCATTGGCCTTTAATCCTGCAGCCTTACCGATGTCATCTGATGACACAACAAATGCGTCTGGATAGTTTTCTTTAATATATGTTGATTTGCCTGTTCCGGCTACTCCTGATAAAATAATTAGTTTCATGACTATTTTCTCCCTTCCTTTCTATTATATCATAATGTTGCGATTAAAGTGCAAAAGAAAAACCATTGTTTAAAACAATGGTTTTCTATTATTGCAACTGATTCATTTCCAATTCGGTCAGTGACTCGGCCACTAAGTCACCATCCATTTTTGCAAACAATTCTTTTCTTATACATATTTTAGAATAGGTGCTATAATTCGGACTAATCCAAGTATTCTTTGAGTTCCCTAATTAGCCCATCTTTAGTTTGACTGCTGTCACGTCGGAGCATTTTTCGGATGTCGAAATGTGTATTGTCTTGTACTTTTCGATATTCGGATTCATTATGGTTGATACAGGCTTGTGTCATATTCTGATACAATGTATAAATTGATGTTTGATTTTGCAACCAGTTTTCTACTTGTGTTGTGTTATAGGGCCCATAATTTAAATAATATCTTAAGGTGCCAATCATTTTACATGCAATAGTGTCGTTATAAATGTATGTAGCTACGCAATAATTATACATTTCTTCATGGATACGTTTTTGATTTATATTGTTAATACACTGCTCAATTAAGAAATCACGATGTTTAGCCTCGTCGACGGTAACTGGTGGAATATTTGGTTTTTCTTTTCTAATTTTAGAAATATACATTAATGTTACGATTAGAGCTGCTACTTGCATTAAGATATTGAATGGTAGTGCGTTTAGTCGCGTGTAAGCGTGACCAACAAATGCGACGACTAGATGTGCTATTACGGTTAGAATGCTTGATGAAACAATGTGATTCATATATCCCGTATAATATCCGATACGATGACGTTTGTTCATCATATGCCAATTGTAATATGCAGTTGCGTATAAATAACTTAGCACAATTACCATTAAAACCAATGTTATTACTGGTGCAATGTAATTTTTTATATCATCGAAGTACTTAATGAAGCCATAACAGGTTAAACAAAATATTACTATGGCTGATAAGATTGCTAATACAACTTTGCTAACATCTTTAAATGTAGCCCAATATTGTTCCTTTTCTTCTTTTGTGGGTGGTTTGATATAATTCATTTTTTTTTCTTTCTACATGTTTTGAAAATAGATATCTAAGGTTTCTACTAATTTTGTTTCGATTTCATCATTTCTGATGACAGCCATTATACTAACACCGTCTGTTTTTAACGTTTGCCTAATATGTGTGGGCATATTTAGAAGGGTTGGTGTTTCTTGTTTGATATAGGCGGTCACTAAGTACCCCAGGTCGGTAGGGATGACATGAATTGTTTTCACATTTGGTTTGAACCATGACATCCCTTGGTCGTTCACAATGAAAATAGAATCATTTGTGATACCCGAATAATATTCCTTGTCCAGAATATATTTGTCTATGAGTTGTTTTAACTTGTCTAACGATAATTTTTCCAAATTAGTCCACCACCAATACGTATGTTAATGGGTCTTCTTTATATACTTTTGTTACTTCTACGTCGTTAATGATTCCAAAATCAACGAGTGTTTTGGCGTCTTTAAAAGTTTGTACTGGTCCAAATTGACCGTCTTTTCTAAATTGAATGTTGTAACCATATACGGCTACACTATGAACAACTTCTAAGTCTGTTAAAATGTTTGTAATTTTTTTCATGTGATTCTTCCTTTCTACTCGAAGGCTTCCCAAATTTGTTGGGCCAAGTCTTCATTTTTGATTTTGTATTTGGCTTTTACTTTGTTATGTCCCCATTTTTCTACCTGTTCGCCTAATAGGCCACCTGCAAAAGAGCTTGCAATCACTTGAACATGTTCGGGGAATACTAAGGTGATGTGGTCGTGGTATTTGTGAGGTGCGATTTGTTCTTTGTATACGCGTTCACCATATTCACGCCCTACTAACGCTAAAAATAAATCGTCAAATTTTAATGTAATTTCCATTTTCTAACCTTTCTATGGTAGTCCGTCACTTGTGTATGTGATTTCTTTTGGTTCTGGGTCTTTTTCGTTTTCGAGGATAACTCGGTAATTGTCATTTAATTTTTTAATGGTGACAGTAAACGCTTTTGTTTTATCTTTTCGTTTGTCGATAATATTTCCATTCAATATTTCACCTACTGACACGGTATCACCATCTTTTTTAACAATGTAATGTGTATTGATTCCGAATAATTCGTCGATAGATGATGGGTTTTTGTATACACTTTCTTTTTGGTCCATGTATGGATAGTTTTGCATAGCGGTCTCGAAATCACCTTTAACTACGTTATCAATATTCTTTTTATGTGCCACAACATAAATTGCCTCATTGTCTGTGGGTTTATATGTTTTTGCTTCAGCTGTTGCCCATTTGGTTTCGATATCATGATGAGCTATTTGGACCACAAAAATTAGTGATATCAAGGTAATTATCGCTATGTACATCAATATGTCTTCCGCTTTTAGTTTCTTCATTTTTTTCCTTTCTTATATGTTACCATAGTTCCGCTTTACTCAAACCCCGTTTCTATTATTTTGGCATATAAAAAAGGTGGGTTTTCCCACCTTTTAGTTTTATGCTTCTAGTTTGCTTTCGTTTTGTGTCATTTGTAAATCGGCTAAATCGTCATTTGTTAATAAAATATCAGCGTCTGACTCTTTAACATTAGGCGCTTGACTGGGTGCACTTTCTTCTATATTGAGGTCATCATTGGTTATTAAGACCTCATTTTCGTCTTGAGCTACCGTTATCACGGCTTGCGGTTCAATGTGTTTCGCTATTCGATTCACAAGTGTTTTTGCTTCGTCTCCGTTCACATAAGATACTGTTATATTTCGCGTGCTTTTTTCTAACGTTTGTAATTGACGGTCTGACATTTCTGATTCACCATCAACAACGACTTGATAGATTTCGGCATTTGGCCAATTTGACACTTGTTGATTCAATCTGTCAAAATTTTCATCTGTATGAGGTCTACGAACAATCATTGCTTTTTGTTCTGTTTTTCCGTATGATACTATAGATAGGTCCTGTCCGTTGAATTTGTTAATTTCAACATCGTTTACCTTGAATGATTCTTTGATTCTTGTTTCAAATTCTTTAGGAATGTTTTGTTTGTCTTCTACGGTATCTAATTCGAACAAAATAGGGTCAAGTGCTTGTCCATTTTCTGCTATTTTATGCACTTGTTGAGCGGTTCTCAAATATTTCGGCTCCATTTTGTGTGGTGGCGTTTTGAGAATATACTCATCATTATCTCGGACTAAGTATACGTCTTTTCCTTTGTATTGTGACTCCAGGTCATACCAATTCCGTTCTTGGTCTTTGTACTTGTCAATCACGTTAATAATGTTTTGAACTCGAGCTCCTGATTCAACTAGGCTTGACGCCAGAGCATATTGTTCTTCGGCACTTTCTACTTCACCAATAGTTGAACGTAATCGTGTTTCTGTTGCTTTCGTAATTTTTACCATTTGGGTTTTCCGCCTTTCCGTTTTGCATGTCGATATGTTTATCATTATCTTCTATCGCTATTATACCATATTATTGGTTTTTTGTGTGTTTTTAAACCAAATGTTGTTACAAATAAACCAAATGTTGTTATAAATTATTACGACAGGTAAAACTTAATGGTTAGTTATAGGTTTAAATGGTGTATCGGATTGTTGTAAAAACATTCAATTGTTGCATTTAATTCGTAACAGATAAATCTGTTACAGGTGCCCTACGACACCTCTAGCCCATTACTAACGGTTTGGGGTTACATATACGTTTACTAAGGTTTTATTGGACACTTGACCAATTCCTTTTATTACCAAAGGTTGAATTATGGGGTCATCTATATGCTGGAACCGATGATAGGATATTAATCCCTTCTTCATTATGTTATAAGACCCGTTGACATCCGCATTAATTATTTTACCATTACCCGAACGATAGAGGCCGCGTTTGATTCTGCGACCAGAAAACCTTGGATTTTCAACGTCCCCATAAACTGGGATTTCGTCATCATCTAAGAAGCTAGCTTTCGACGTGTATGATTCTTCTTGTGAGACAACCGAAATTCCTCGCAATTGACATTTATAACGCAATTGTTCAATAAAGGTTTCATATGGTAGATAGGCAAATCGTTGCTTCACAACCTTGCCAAATGGTAGTTCTTGTTTCCAGTTTTTATTTTTTCCAACAAAAACGGTTTCAATCTGCATCTCGTCAAATAGAGTGGCCAAAAATGCGGTTATTTGGTGGATTTTCGAATTGAGAATCCATGAACGGCGCGACCAAAGACGGTGGATGGATTTACTTGTTTTTTGGGATTCTGGTAACAATGACTGCGCTTTGGCAATGAGTCGGTTATATCCTTGATTAATGGATTTTAATTCGTGACCCTTTATAATCAGTGGTTGGTTTTTGGTTGAGAATGTGATGGTTGCAAAATTATCTACACCCAAATCAATACCTGCATATTTAGAAGTGGTATTTGAAACAGGTTCTTCTACATCATAAATCACTTCAATAATAAAATTGTGGTGATTTGGCACGATGCGAACCTGTTTGGGGTTATCTACCTTAGTAGGTATGGTTATACAAAGACCTTTTGGACACAGAATCAACTCGTGGTTGAGACCTCGTGTTTTTCCAAATGTCTGATAGTTAAAAGATAGTGGATAACGCCCGTTTGTCTTATGAAGATAATGAGGGAGTTTTGGTGTCTGATTCAAGTCACCATTACGCTTCAGATGAACCAACTTCCAATAGGCTGATATAGCTTCACCTAGGTTCTTCAACACTGCATTTGCAACCTTGGATGGTAAAGCACGAATGTCTTCGTGATTTTGTTGTCGGAGATTTCTATCGATGTCTATCCACGATAGAACTGACTTTTCAGAGTCCTTTTTATACTCAAAATAAGACTGTCGATATAGGTACAAACCATGATTATAAAGGTTTTTAGCCTTGAATGTTAAATCATCTAATGTTTGATAGAGTTTATGATTCGGTTTTATGAGATGGCGTTCTGTCAACTGCATGAGATTCCTCCTGGTTCAAACTTTGAATGAGTTTCTCTGTTTGTCGTTTGGCGCGTCTGCGACTATACAAACGAGCACAAAAAGATGTGATGATAGATGCAAAATCCTGCATGAGGTCATCATGGTCTGTCATAGTTGGGTTGACAACTACAATTTCAAAACCTAATTTATCAGCTAGGATTTGTAAATAGTTGAATCCAAATCGGGTTAATCTATCTTTATGTTCAACAATGATTCTATCAATTTGGACATCTGAACGTAGTAAATCTGTTAATTTCTTACGCTCATCATTTAAACCTGAACCTACCTCTTTGATAACCTTATCAACTACCCAACCATTTGCAATGGCAAATTGAGTAAGCCGTTCTGCCTGAGTTTCCAAATTAGTTTTTCTTTGTTCGGATGAAGAAACACGGGCATAAATGACAGTTAAACCTTTTGATTTCGGTTTTTCAGAATCGAAAATAGAATCAGGTACATAAATTAAACCGGATGGTAGTTGATAGGCGCCGGGTATTTTACCCTCATGGAACCATTTGTGTGCGGTGAAACGAGTAACACCTATTCGTTTGGCATATTCTGGCAATTTCATAAGTATTTCCTTTCTTATAATTATAGTATATCATACGGTGTGGAAGTTGTCAACAATAAACAACAATGAATTACAAATTTATACAAATTGTGTTAAATGTTAGTTATACGAAATAAAAAACTAAGAAGGAAAAACCTTCTTAGTCAATATTAATATCTTCAACGGTTTTATCATCACGGAATCCAAGAACGACTGGGAATCGCAATGAGCGACCACCGTCTTTGTTGGTTGTTTCTTCAAAATATTTAATTTCGATAATTTTACCCAAATACTTATCTTGGTTATTCCAAATGTCTTCGCGCAATTCATCTGTTAACCCTGATGACACATTGAATGTATTGTTTTCATCCAATTGGACGATTAATGATTTAAGACTGCCACGGTTTTTACCATCAATGGCTTCTTCAAATCCTACAACTTGCAAATCCGCTGTGTGCATACGTTTGACTTTCAACAAACCTTTTGTACGTTTTGTTTCATAGTGGGCGTTAGGGTCATTGAGCATAACACCTTCAAATCCACGTTCTGTCGCGTAATCACTCCAAGCGGGAATACCAGCTTTATCCGCTGTACCTAAGACTGGAATAGCTCGCACTAATTCACCAGGAGTAAAGGTTTCAAGGTGATGTGCTCGACGAGTAATATAGTTTTCTTTTGAAATACCTGATTTGAATTCCGCATATGGTAGTGCGTCAAAGATATGGTATCCTAACCCTTGACATTCACCATCAGATGAAATCATTTGACCTGTTAGTTGGAAGCGTTCACCACTTGTCCACTTTTCTTCAGGGTCTTCTAACAACAACTCACCATCATAGATAAAATGACCTTTTGATGCGTCTAGAACTGATTCCATATCTGAAATTAATTCAGATAAACCATTAATGGCTTTACCTTTACGTGTTTTGATAGAAAGAACTTTTCCGTCTTTAACTTCAACAACAGCTCGGAAACCGTCTAATTTTTGTGTCACAACAAATACATCTTCGTCTTTGTATCCGCTGATTTTCTTTTCGTAAGGGAATGCCAATTGTACATCAAATACAGGGATAAAATCAATTCCGTATACTTTGTTCAAAAGGCTCGCGCCGACAGTTGTTGTCCATGATTTACCAATAACTTGAGCAAGAACATCTTTTGTGTGCTCGTCAAATTGAGATAAATAATATTGTACCATTCCAACTTCTTTGTCTGTCCCTGTATTGTTTACAAGTAGATAGTCAAGTAGTTCTGTCAATGTGAATTGGTGCTCTACAGGGTCAACAGCTTTTTGGATTTTCTTGGTTGACAATCCAATCACTTGGTTTGGGTCTCCAAGAAAATTTAAAACACGTTTGTGTTCTGGATTTGTAATTTCTTCTAGGATAATGGTTTTGTCTGAAATTTTTGTAGCAGCTTTTAAGTTTTCTAATACGTTTACTAAATTTTGCATAATTTACCTCTTTATTATAGTTTTCAAGAAAAAATAGGGGTTTGGGGCTTGCCCCATTCTTGTCAAAAACGTAGTTTTCGACAGTTTTGATTTCGCTATTCGAAAAGGAATGTGGGTTTGGGGCGAAGCCCCATTTTAAGGTGGACAATTGCGTATGCAATTGTTCACTGTGAAGCCTCACACCTTAACTTTGTTTGGATGGATGGAGAATGCGCTCGACGTTATTCAATGTGATTCGTTCACCTTCAATTATATTGTATCACAATAAGTATTGTTTGACAATGGTTCTCAAGTGAAGCATCCAGACCAAACTTGTTTGGATGATGACGCTCACAGTCAGATTTAAATGAAGACATATCAGACAATTGGTGATAATGTTCGGATTTTGCCAAATTTATAAAAATAAAAGACAACTCGTGGAAAACTCATTAAAATCTGTAGATAAGTCACAAAATGAACTAATTTGGACAAAATTGGACGGTGAATTGGATTATTTGACAAGGTCTTAACCCTTGATATAACTGGGTTTTTAGACAAACTTCAATTTTTAATAAAAAAAAGTAGAAAA